CCGTAGTTTGCCATTTACTTACCCTTCTTATGACCTTTGTTTTTGTGGTATTTCACAACTGCTGCTACACCTTGTTGAATGGTTTTAGCGCCAGCCTTTTTAGTTAAATCAATATTAGGGCCTTTATTGTCTGGGTGAACCACATGCACATCACCCTTTTGGATAACAATTTTGTGATTAACACCCGCAGCCTTAATTGTTGCCATTATTTAGATCCGCTGTTCCCAACATTATTGGTTCCGCCAACGCCCTCATATTGTCCATAAGGAGTCTTTGTTGGCTTGCCTGTAAGTTTGTCATTCAACTTACCAATTGCTGTTGTGTTGCATCCGCATTCTACGCACATATTACTTACCACCCTTTTTTACTGGAAGAACCTTCTTGAGGTTTGGATTTGCTTTCTTTGCTGCTGAACTTGCCTTACGAGTTGCAGATGCAAGAATTGCACCAGCACGCTCCATTGGAATACCTTGCTTCTTTGCAATATTTGATTGAGCTGCTTTAAAGCCCATACCCTTTTTAACTGTTGCCATTTACTTACCCTTCTTGATTTTTGCTACAAGGGCTTTATCCATTTTGGCATCAGCCTTAGCAGATGGTTTCTTTTTATCCATTGCTGTGTCAGCCTTTTTAAAGGCTGCCTTTTGCTTAGTGTTTAATCCTTTTGTAACTTTGGCGTCTTGCTTCTTATCAGCCTTTTCGCTATAAGCCATTTATACTACCCCTGTTTCTTTCATTACCTTTGCAGACTGCTTGGTAATCTTGGATGCTGCTGGCATAGATTCTGCGTTAAATGCAACGCCTAGTTTGTCACTAGCCTCTTTTGCTTCAGCAACTGCTTTCATTGTTGTACCCGCTGGTTGGATACCTTGTGAACGAGCATCTGCATAAGCATCTAACTCTGCCGTCCACTTCTTATCAGACATAGAATTTGACCTGCCAGCATCACCAGTGTTAAGTTCTAATGTCCTAATCTTGCAAGCAAAACACCCATCAATATAATCATCGTGCTGATTATGATCCGATGGTATTTCTGCATAAATTGGTATTGTGGTATACGTTTCATGGCATTCGGCACAGCCGTATTTAACAGGTATAGTGTTGTACTTTTCATCAAAGCCCCACTCAATTACCTTGCTCGTATGTTGATGGTCCATTCTTCACCTGTCTAAAAAATTGTAGGTTGCGTTGAATACGCTCTGTTTCTTCGCCATTACCCTTAACAGCATTCTCGGCAAAAACAATTGCTTCGTCAATATGCTTAAGGTTGTAAGCGGCGATTGAGGCAAGATCAAAAGCCTTCCAATCCCATACCGCTGATTCGTAGCAGTAGTGGACTGATCTAGGCCGTTCCAAAACATTGACACAAGCATCTAAACATCTTGGCCAGTTTTGTTGGCGATAGGCATTGATAGCCACGCCATACCATGATTCACCTTCACGGGGAAGAAGTTGTACACCTTTGTCATACCATTGAGTAGCTTCATCTTCACGACCCAATTGATGAGCAGCCTCACCTGCCCATCGGCAGACAGCGGCTTGTTCTACATCCCAGCCATTGAGCGGAATTTGTTTCTCAGCAGATGAGATAACATCTTCCCATTTATGGTGGAAATAATATTCGCGGGTCATATAAGTCCACATACGAGCATCGTGTGGATTTTCTTTTACCGCTAGTTCAAGTAAAGTTAGATATTGTCCTCTGGACTTGCTGTCGTCGGGAAGGTGTTTAATAACGGCGTTGCGTATGTCGCAATCTCGTGTGTCACCTTGTCCGTACCACAGTTGCACTTCGTGGCAAGGGTATTTCCATGCCCATCCAAATCGTGAATGAAGTCTGTCTCGTTCCCATTTTTGACCAGTATCCATGCTGACCCAGCCAAGATGTGAACCTGGTACCCACTTTTGTTTGACTTTCTTAAAGAAGGTTGGTTCTGGAACTTCGTCCATATCCAAGATAAGGCAGACATCAACATCCTTTGGGACAAGTGATAAGGCTGTGTTGCGAGCCACATCAAAGCGAAATGGATCTAAATGTATTTGATGAACGGTTATACCTAATTCACGCATTTTTTCTTGGCTACCATCGGTAGATCCAGTATCAACTACGATGCGATAATCCGCATCTTTTGTAGCTTCTGCGTAACGCTCAATATGTTTAATCTCATTTTTACAAATGGAATAAACGGCTATCTTGGGCATACCCTATTCTATCACATACCGCCAAACATTAAACCAATAGTTATTACAGCATCCCAAGGATGCACATGGTCTGAAGCAGAAGCTGTTGTAGATACGCCAGCAGCACCAACTCTGTTAAGAGTCAATGGTGTTGATGAAGATACAATTGCTGAGCCAGTAGCACCTGTAGCACCAGTGGAACCTGTAGCGCCAGTGTTACCAACAGCACCATTTGTACCATTAGAACCTGTTGGACCTGTAGGTCCAGTATTACCAGTAGAGCCATTGGTTCCATTAGAACCAGTTGCACCAGTATTTCCAGTTAACCCCGTTGACCCTGTTGGGCCTGTTGCTCCCGTGCTTCCATTAGTACCATTTGACCCTGTAGGTCCAGTAACCCCCGTCGCTCCAGTCTGACCAGTGCTTCCAGTATTACCTGTCGGCCCTGTTGGTCCTGTGCTACCAGTCGCTCCCGTAGATCCTGTGTTGCCTGCTGCACCCGTTGCTCCCGTCGGTCCAGCAACGGTGCTGTTGGCACCAGTTGCGCCTGTTGGTCCAGTATTTCCCTGCGCACCTGTGTTACCCGTTAAACCTGTAGGACCAGTAGGTCCAGTATTGCCTTGAGAGCCTGTCGCTCCAATAGCCCCTGTAGGGCCTGTGTTGCCCTGTGAGCCTGTGTTACCAGTCGCCCCAGTATTACCTGTAGCCCCAGTGTTTCCTACTGCTCCCGTTGGTCCTGTAACGCCTGTAGCGCCAGTATTGCCAACGGCACCAGTGGCACCAGTATTACCAGTAGAGCCAGTGTTACCTGTCGCACCTGTATTACCTACCGCTCCTGTATTTCCTTGAGAGCCTGTCTGCCCTTGCGCACCAGTATTGCCAGTGCTGCCAGTACTGCCAGTGTTACCAGTGCTACCCGTATTACCTTGCGCACCTGTTACTCCGGTGCTTCCTGTAGGTCCAGTAGACCCTGTGACGCCAGTAGAACCTGTAGATCCAGTAGAACCTGTGGATCCTGTGTAACCTGAAGCTCCCGTGCTGCCTGTATTTCCGACGGCTCCAGTTGAGCCAGTCTGTCCTTGGCTGCCTGTACTACCTGTTGATCCTGTTGCACCTGTGCCACCTATAATTCCTTGATAACCCATTGGACCTTGTGGGCCAATTGGACCTAATTCTAATGTAACTAATTGTGTTGTAGCAATGTCATAAACGTATGTTGTGACTGGAATTTCTACAACAGAAATACTATCTGGCGTAACTGACATTAGTGAACCACCGCCGCTACAACTGTAAAGTTGCCGACTAGGATGGCATATGTGACGTTAGCTGTATTGTCTGTAATATTGAGTTGATACTGGTATGTGCCTGCTGGCAACGCTGCTGTATCAGAAGCATCTAAATGAAGGTTAATTCGTCCATAGGCAGAATCAATTGTAATCTTGCCATTGGATGTTGAAAGTTCAACAATGATTGCTGTATCAGTTGCATAGCGTACTTGCATATCAGCTGTGTAGTTACTCAAAGTAACTGCTACTCCACCGATTTTCCATACTGGCTTAAGGTCAAAAGTTGTGCCTTGAATGACAGAGATATTGTATCTACCTGGATTCATGCTGCTCCCTTAAACCGTTGTGATGTATGCGCCATAACCGCCGTTGATTAAGATAGTTCTTTCAACTGGGGTAATAAAATATTCATGTCCGCCTAGGTAGCAGTAATCTGCTGCCTGTGTCTCATCTACTCCTGGCGTACGTTCTGAGTAAATGGTTGTGCCGTAAACTAAAATTGTATTTGCGCGAGCAATGCGATAACGCCAAAACAAACGACCAAAACCTGCTGGTCCTTCATCAATCGTTGGTGGTTTGAATATGTATGCCATTGCTACCTTTCATGGTGTTGCCGCCTAGCCCCCACGTGCGAGGGCTAGGACAACAACTAACTCAAATTATGAGTTGTGGATTGAAGATGTTGATTCAATACGAACCAATGCAGCGTCACGGTAACGGCTCCAGCCGAGTACACCGTACCAACCGATTGGACGGAAACGCATCAACTTATCAACAATTGGTCCGAAGATAACGTGTGGCTCTTCGGCAACTGCTTCTGCAAGTGCTTGCTTACCAGCAACGAGTGTACGGAATACACGTACGCCACCTGTAGC